GAGATTGCTAAGATTGCTGTTTATTTCATGCCTGAGGGCAGGTCAGAATCTGCTATTGAACAAAATAGTAAGATTTTGGCTGAAATTTGTAAGCAGCTGGCAGTTAATTTCACTACTAGACTTCATGTCCTTTTGTGGGGCGCTAAAAAGGGAGTCTAAAATAAAGGGTCTAGCTTTACTAGGCCCTTTTTATTTGATAATATTATTATAAATAATAAATAAGGAGTTTTATGAAAGTATTAGCAATAGTTTCTGGTGGTATGGATAGTATTACTATGCTACATAAATTAAATGAAGAACATGAAGTTAAAGTAATTTCTTTTAATTATGGTCAAAGACATTCTAAAGAATTAGATGTAGCTAAAATAAATTCAGAATTATTAGGTTTAGAACATAAAATTATAGATATAGAAGTATTAAAACAGCTTATAAGTAATTCTGCACTAACAGGAGATACAGATGTTCCTGAAGGACATTATGCAGAAGAAAATATGACTCAAACTGTTGTACCAAATAGAAATATGATAATGGCTTCTTTAGCTATAGGTTATGCTGTAAATATAGATTTTGATGCTATTGCTATGGGTATTCATTCAGGTGACCATGCTATTTATCCTGATTGCCGACCAGAATTTCATAGTGCCTTACGAACTTGTGCTTTAATAGCAAATTATAAACCTATAGAAGTATTAGCTCCTTATTTATACTCAGATAAAACAGGTATTATTAAAGATGGATTAAAAATAGGTGTTGATTACTCTAAAACTTGGACCTGTTATAAAGGTGGAGAGATAGCTTGCGGTGTTTGTGGTAGTTGTCAAGAAAGATTAGAAGGCTTTAAGAATAATAATATAGAAGACCCATTAGAATATGAACAAAGAACACTTATCGCAAAAATTTAATATAGATATTTATACTTTTCAAAAAGATATAAAAGAATTAGCTAATAAAATTAAATCTAATAATTATTCTAATTTATATGGGATTGCTAGAGGTGGGTTGCCTGTAGCAATAGGACTAGCTAAATATTTAAAATTACCTTTGATAGATAAAGATGAAATAAGCGATAAAACTTTAATAGTTGATGATTTAATAGATAGTGGTAAGACTATAAAACAATATAAAAATGATGTAGCTGTATTATATAGAAAGAAACATAGTCCAAAAGTTAAATATTATGTAAAAGAGCTTAATGGCTGGATTGAATTCTTTTATGAAGATACTCAATCAGATATTGAAGATAATGTTATTAGAATTCTTGAATACTTAGGCGAAGACCCAACAAGAGAAGGACTACAGGACACACCAAAAAGATATATTAAATTTTTAAAGGAATTTATTACCTTAGAAGATTTTAATTATACAGTTTTTGATAAAGAACATTATGATGAAATGATAATTCAAAAAGATATACCTTTTTTCTCTCTTTGTGAGCACCATATAGCACCTTTCTTTGGAACAGCTACTGTAGCTTATATTCCTAATAAAAAGATTGTAGGGCTCTCCAAATTAGCTAGAACAGTACATTTATATGCTAAACGCTTACAAAACCAAGAAAGAATTACTAATCAAATAGCAGAAAGGTTACAAAAGGAATTAAAACCTGTTGGTGTTGCAGTATCTTTAAATGCTAGACATTTTTGTATGGAGATGAGGGGAGTTAAGACGCATGATGTTAATACTACTACTACAAAGCTATTAGGTGCATTTAAAAAGAAAATAGAAACTAGACAAGAATTTTTGGACAATCTCAAATGAAAATTTATTTTGCAGGTCTTAGCGATGAGAAACTTATAAATGATGATACTAATATTTTATTATCTTATCTAGAAAAAAATAAAATAGCCAAATTAAATAAAAAGATATTTTTAGATAGTGGTGCTTATTCTGCTTTTACAAGAGGTAAAATAATAAATATTGAAGAGTATATTCAATATATAAAAGATAATTTAAATCATTTTGAAATTTACGCTACTTTAGATGTAATTGGAGATTGGGTAAAAACAAAGAAAAATCTTAAAATTATGGAAGAAGCTGGATTAAAACCTTTACCAACATTTCACTTTGGCTCTCCAGAAAAAGAATTAAAAGAACTTATAGAGAATTATGATTATATTGCCTTAGGTGGTTTAGTGCCTTATGCAAAGAAAAGAAATAAATTAAAAAATTGGCTAGATTATTGCTTTAGTATTATTGGCACAAAAGCTAAAACACATGGATTTGGTGTTAATGCTTACTGGGCTTGGGAACGCTATCCTTTTTATTCAGTAGATGCCACCTCTTGGTTAAAATGGTCAATTTTTTATACCCAAAATACAGTTACAAATGAACAGGATTTAATTAAACTTTACCGCAGAAAAAATCAAACAGATTTACAAAGACAAAAAATACTATTAAATGAATATTTACAAAAAACTAAAGAAATAACTAAATTATGGGAAAGCAGAGGTGTAAAATGGAATTAGATTTAAAAAAGATTAAAAAAGTAAATATAGATGATGTTAGACCTAATGACTATAATCCAAAAGAAAAAAATCATATAAAAGTACAACAGATTAAAAAATCTATAGAGTTAATGGGATTTAAACAACCTGTTCAAGTAAGAGATAATAATGGCTATGAAATATTAGATGGAGAGCAAAGATGGACTGCTATGAAAGAACTAGGCGCTAAAGAAATTTATATTTATGATAATGGTAAAGTATCTGATGAAGAAGCTAAAGCAGAAACATTAAGATGGCAAGTGCAAATACCATTTGATGAGGTACAATTAGCACCTTTAGTAGTAGAACTAGCAAACTTAAATATAGATATACCATTTAATGAAGAAGAAATAGAAGACTATAGAAAAATAACAGAATTTGATTTTAATCAGTATAATGCAAATAGACCAGACTTTGAGGAAGAAGATGGAGTAAAAACTTTATCTATTAAAATGACAGAAGAAGCATATAATGTAGTTATGAGAGCAATTAAAAAATTACAAGAGGATATTCCTGACGCAGGAGAATCTAGAGCAATAGAACTAATTTGTGCAGATTATTTAGGAGATTAAAAAATGGCTAAAGGAGAAAACAGAACTGAAGAAGAAGCACTATTATTTATAGAGCCTTTATTACCTTTATTACAAAGGGGTATGAGTGAAAGACAAGCTTGTGAATATGCACAAATACCAGAGAGTTCTCTAAACTTATATAAGAAAAAATATTTAACAGTTTGGAGTAAAATCAAAAGAGCCAAAATGGTTTTAATTGCACAAGCTAGTGATACAGTATCTAAAGCTATTAAAGATGATGCTAATTTAGCTTTAAAGGTATTAGAAAAAAGAAGTAGAAAACAATGGGGCAATAATTTAGATGTTACTTCTGATGGAGAAAAAATAAATGTAGCTTTAGTAGAATTTATAAATCCTGATGAAAACACTAGTACAAATACCGAGTGATTATAAAGAACTTTTTAATCCTTATTGGAGATATCAAGTTTATTATGGAGGCAGGTCTAGTGGCAAAAGCCATAGCGTAGCTAGAGCTTTATTATTACAAGCTAGAAAATCTAAATTAAGAATATTATGTACTAGAGAGCTACAGAAAAGTATTAAAGATTCTGTTCATAAACTATTAAGTGATTTAATAAATGAATATAACTTTACTGATTATGAAATATGGAAAGATAGAATTATAAATAAAATAACAGGCAGTGAATTTATATTCTTAGGTGTTAAACATAATACTATAGAAATTAAATCAACAGAGGGTATAGATAGATGTTGGGTAGAAGAAGCCCAGAGTATAACTGAAGAAAGTCTTAATATTTTAACTCCTACTATTAGAAAAGAGGGTAGTCAAATTATATTTACTTTTAATAGAATTACTGAACTAGACCCAGTATATGTTAAATATGTTATGAATAAACCTGATAAGTGTTATGTATGTAAAGTTAATTATGATGTATTAGATAAATTAGGGTGGCTACCTGATGTTTCTAGACTAGAGATTGAAGCTGATAGAACTAATAAAGGTTTATTTGCCCATAAATGGTTAGGAGAGCCTTTAAGCCAGCAAGAAAAATCTATTATAGATAGAGATATGATATTAGATGCTATGCAGAGAGAGATTAGAGATGATGGTCAAATTATTATTGGAGCTGATATAGCTAGAATGGGAGATGATAGAACTGTATTCTTCAAGAGAAAAGGATTAAAGGTAATAGAATATAAAATGTATAATAAACTGCGAACTACGCAAGTTTGTGACATGCTAGAGGCATTTTCTAAATTTGATAAATCTGTAGAGATAAAAATAGATGATACTGGAGTAGGTGGTGGTATAACTGATGAAATGTTAAAAAGAGGTTATTCTATCGTTGCTATAAATTTTGGTTCTAAAGCTAAAGACGAAGATAAATATCCAAATTTAATTAGTGAAGCATGGTTTGAATTAAATGAAATTATAAATCAAATACAATTACCTTATAATAGTGATTTACTAATGGAATTATCTACTAGACAATGGAAGCAAGACTCAAAAGGTAAAAGAGCTGTAGAAAGTAAGAATGAATATAAAAAGAGAGGTTTTAGAAGTCCTGATATAGCTGACGCTTGTATAATATGTTTTTATACACCAAAAAATAATTCTATTACAATGGATGATATTTCTTTATAATATGTTATAATATTGTCTAGAGTGTTAAGAACACCTTAATTAAGGAAAATAAAAAAAATATGTCATTTCGTAGCAGGTTTAATGCAGCATATAAAGTTCTAACTTCACAAAATCTATCTAATTCTATATCAGGTGAAGTATATAGAAACTATGCTAAAAACCCGAAGTTTTCTCCAATACAGCAACTACAAGGCATTACTTATAAAGCAATAGATAAAATAGGTATGTCTTTATCTATTTATGAACCTATTATACAAAGACCAAATGGTGATGTTTATGTTAATCACCCTATATTAAACTTATTTAATAATCCTAATCCAATACAAAAGAATGCTAGTGATTTTGTTCATTTGTTTGCTATGTTATATGAAATATATGGTGAAACTTTTTGGTATTTAGTTAGAGGTGAAAATAGTAGAAAAATAAAAGAAATATATTTACTTAATCCTGGGCAAGTAGAACTAGTAATACAAGAGGGAGAATTAGTAGGTTATATTCTTCATAAAGCAGATGGCACTCAAGTGCCTTTAATGACTGATGAAATATTACATGATAAAAGACCTAACCCATTTAATGAATGGCGAGGTATGTCAGTTATGGAAAAAGCTGCTACTTATATAGATACAGAAATTACTACAGCTGTATTTACACTTAATTATATGAAAAACAATGCTAGTCCATCAGGTATTGTAAGTTTGCCTGATATGGATAGAGATACATTTAAGCAATTCGCACAACAATGGCGTGAGGGCTATGAAGGTCCAGAAAATGCTGGTAAAACAGCATTTATTAGAGGAGGTCAAGCTGATTTCAAAGCTGTAGGTGCAACATTAAAAGATGTTGACCAAGAAATTACTCGCAAAATGGCTAAAACAGATGTACTTATGATGTTAGAAGTACCAAAAGAATTATTAGGTGTTACAGATGGAGGAGCTTTAGGCAGAAACACTGTAGAAGGATTTGAGTATATTTATTCTAAACAAACAATAGAACCTTTAATGATAAGATTAGATAGAATACTTGAAAGTATAAATAAGATTGAAAATCCTAATAATGCACCTATAAATGTAACTCATGAAAGTCCTGTACCTGAAGATAAAATGTATGAACATACCTTACATAAAGATTTAGTTAATATAGCACTTACTGTTAATGAAGTAAGACAAGAATTAGGATATGAACCTATTGAGGGTGGTGATGACTTACCTACTACTACTGGAACTATAATGCCAAAAGAACCAGAAGAAGAATATAAATCAACTAAAATTACTCTAAAAAAGACTATAAGTAAATCTGAACAAGCTAAAAAAATAAGTCAAGAACAAGAATCTTTTAGAAGTAAATTAGTAGATACGACCGAAGTTTATACTTCTAAATATAAAAGAGCTATAAGTAAATTTGCTACTGAACAAGAAGCTAGAGTTATAAAGAATATAAA